AACGTGAGCCAGAACTTCAGCATCATCGGCCTGTTCCACTTTCGCAATTCAGGTAATGGCCTGGACAACGGTTCTGCTGCTTGGCCTTATCCTGGGTGGCCTGCGCGGGCTGATGTCGAAGCGGTGCGTGCACGCGGACAAAAAGTCTTTCTCGTTATCGGCGGTGTGGGAAACCAATTCAACTATCAGACGCAGCAACAGTCGGACAACTTGCTCGCTGCACTTACGCCATTCATCAACAACGATCTCGGCGGCATCGACGGTGTCGACTTTAACAATTGGGTCGGTGATCCTGTTGGCGATTACGCGACGCAGTTGATCTACATCGCCGGGAAATTGAAGACGCAATACGGACCTAACTTCGCGATCACGGCACCTGTGAAGAACAGCAATGCGGCTAATCGCAACTTGATGAAGGCAATGTCCGATGCTAACTGTCTGCATTGGGCTAACCCACAATTCACAGATAACGCTGCGTTCAAGACTGCGGATGTAGTGAAGAATGCGATTGGTACGTGGGTCGCTACACCAATGCCGACGACGAAGATGCTGATGGGGCTCTCATCCAATTACAACATGGCTACGGACTCATTGACGCTGGCAGAGTGCACGCGTGAATGGGATGCTGCCTACGCTGTGAATCCAACGCTGCGCGGCGTGGGTTGCTATAACACCGAGTCAGACGGCGCAATCGCGTTTGCATTTGCGAACGCATTCAAAGCGAGATTCGACACCGCAATGCAAAGCGGCGGCGCGTCGATCACAACGAACAACTCAAAGCAAGTCGTGATCTACGGCACCATTGCACAGTGCAACGCTGCACTCAATGGATTGACATACAAGCCCGATGCCGGTATCACTGGTGCCGACACAATAGAAGTGACATCGAGCGACGGCACGTTGACTGATGTCGACACGATTGGCGTGACGATCAACCCTTGATATGTGGGAACACTTTCAACAATGGATACACAACTTGGCCGGTGTGGCAGGCGCACTGGCTTCGATGCGCTTTGTGAATGGCACGTTCTTTGAACGTGTGTTCATGGTGGTCGGTGGTGCGTTCTTCTCGTTCTACGCAACTGAATGGGTATCGCAATGGCTCGCGCTGCCGCAGGGGCTCACCGGCTTTCTCCTGGGTCTGTTCGGCATGTCGGTGCTCGGGCGCGTGTGGGAGTGGGTGCAGTCAACGAATGCTGTATCCGGCTTTCTTGATGCATGGTTGCGCAAGCCCCCTCCACCGACGCCACCGGCACCGAAGGATGAAGATAAAAAATGATCGACCTTTCCTTTCTCTCTTCGGCCTGCTGGTTCTTCATCGGCGTCACGGCTCTCGTTGCTAGCTTCAATGACATGGTACGCAAGACTGTCATGGAGTGTGTCGCATTGGGCGGTGTCAGCCTGGGCGCGTTCTCGCGGTCTTACTATGTTTACATGCGGCACGAGACGGACCCTGATGCATTGTGGATTTCCATTGCGCTCGCGCTCTATTGCCTTGCCATGTGGTACAAAATGATGTGGGTGATTCCGCATCGTCCTGACTACAGACCGCCACCGAAATCGCGCCACTACTGATGTCGATCACGCTCACAGACTACATCGTCAAACGCAATGTGCGTGCGTTCCTGTGGGCACTGCGTTACGGTGAAGGCACGCAGGGTGAGGAGGGATACCGCACGCTGTTCGGCGGTAAGTTGTTCCTGGGTGTTGACGGTGTCTACAGCACGTTCGATGACTTCGCCGATCACCCGCGCATTCGAACAACAGTCACGCTCAAGAACGGCAAGCGGCTCACGTCGACTGCTGCCGGTGCGTACCAGATTCTAGAAAAAACTTGGCTCGGGTTATGCAATGAGTATGGCTTCATCAACTTCGAGCCACCGACACAAGACCTTGCCGCAATCGCATTGATTCATGGCCGCAAGGCTCTCGAAGATGTTGTCGAAGGTCGCATCAGTACAGCGGTGTTGAAGTGCAATAAAGAGTGGGCGAGCTTGCCCGGTTCTCCCTATGGTCAGCCAGTTGTCACACCGGAGGAATTCATACGAGAATACGAAGAGGCGGGCGGGCTATTGATGAACGAAGATGCGGCGCGTGATCCGCCGATGGTGCCGGTTGTGACGCAACCGAAGTTGCCGCACATCGCGAGCAAGACAGCGGAGATCACCAAAGGCAGCACAGACCTTGGCGTCGAACTACAGCAGGAGAAAGCCATGCCCATACCGGCAATCGTTGCGGCATTGTTGCCGACGCTCATTCAACTTGTGCCGCAACTCACGAAGATATTCGGCTCTGGCTCTGAAGTGTCGCAGCGCAATATCGCGGCGGCTGAAGCTGTGTTCGCTGTGGCGAAAGATGCCATCGGTGCGAAGAACGAGCAAGAGGTGATTGAAGCGATCAAGGCCGATCCTGTTCAAGCAACAGCGGTGAAGCAAGCTATCGAGAAGAACTATCTGAACATTCAAGAGGCAGGCGGCGGCGGCATCGCGGCGGCGCGTGACTACAGCATCGCAGTCGCGCAGATGCGCACGCCTGAAGGGCAACCGCTATCGTTGTTGACGCAACCGGCATTCGTGATCTCTGTTGTCATGCTCGGGCTCGTTGTCATGATGGTGCTCGTGGTCCTGTTCCCGTGGGAAATACTCAGGGAAAACGGCGGACAAATTTACACCGATGAAGTGCGTTTGATCGTCGTCACTGCTATCATCGGATCACTCTCGACCATCGGGGCCTTCTGGCTCGGGTCATCATTTGCGAGCCGTCGAGAACCGCCTAGTGCGCTTGGCTCACGCACACGTTCAACAGACTAGGAGTGAAGCATGAAGATCGAAGTCACTGAGGGTTCAAGCGGCGTGTGGTCCTGGCGCTTCAAAAGCGACACCGGCAACACGACGATTGCCGAAGGCACGAAGACATTCGCATCGAAGGCCGAAGCACAGAAAGCGGTGGTAGGATTCGCCGACTCGCTCGGCGTGAAAGCGAAGGACGTGTCTTACGTTCCGCTCGTGCCCGAGAAGGAAGAGGACGACAAGTGAGAGGCGCGATCCTGGGCGCGTTCGATCAAGGCAAGGGGTAACGTGGCACCCAGGCGCGATCCGGCCTGCCACGACGCGATCTGGCGCAGGCGTGCCGCACTGGCAACGGCGAGGGCATCCATCTCCTGCGGGCTCATGCCGCGAAGGTCGATCAGCCATGTCGCCTGCTGGTTGCCGATCAGGCACCATAGCCGCCCGCCTGCCCAGGTCCGGCGCGACGCGTAGACGATCTGTGATCGACGCATGCCGTGCCCGAGCCCGAGCACCTGGGACGTGTCTCGCGGCGCGGTGTCGCTGAACTTCAATTCGATCTGACCCGGCACACCGTCGATGACGTAATCAACGTCCGGTGTGCCATCGTTGACGATGTTCTCGACGCGTTCAAGGTGAAAGCGCAGGCCCATTGCCTGACAGTTCTTCACGAGGTTCGGCCTGATGCGATCAGACCAGAAGCCTACTTCATCCATGCAGGATTTTGCGCGCTCGTTGAAGCGTCCCTTGAATGAACTCGCCACAAAGCCCAGGCATCGCGGGCAGCGGTGTGTCATCCGGTATCGACATGATCCAGAATTGCATGTGTTCAGCGACCGAGAGCAAGTCACGTAGCGTTTGCTCTGCTAGTCTTTCGGCGCAGGCTTCTTCGAGTGCTGCTGAATACTCGGCGTAATCAGTGTCATCGAGATTGTTGCGCAAGTAGGTGTCGATCTTGTCGTATGGATCACTCATGATTTGCGGGCCTCTAGTTCTCTGATGCGTTCTGTCAACGATTCAACGGTGCTCGCGATCATGATGATGCGTTGCACAGCGTCGATGCTCGCACGATCACCGGAGATGCGATTGCCGCCCCATGACAGGCCGCAATCCTTCGGCCATTGGTCCGGTGTTGCCGGTCTGTATTCGACACCGTCTACGCCGAATAAGGTGCACGGCTCATCGTCTGTGGCAATGACTTTCCCGTCGACGATGACAACCCAGACGGGAGGGAACTTAATTTCTTCATTCATGATTTGTGTTCAGGTAGTTGATCTGTGCTCTGCTCGGACGTTCAAGCATCGGCGTGAAACCTTCGAGCCGATGAATGAAGATGCGCGGAAGATTCGTCTCAAGTGCCCAATAGTCTTTGCCGTTGATCTTCATCTTGCACACGAGAACTTCAATGGCGTTGAACCGTCTGCCGTCGTGTGTTTCGAGCCATCCCTTCGTTTTGATGCTCACACGCTCGCCGATCTCTTCACTGACGTGCTGCGGTACATCTATCTTGCCCAGGAGCATATCAGTCTCGGTGCTCCACAATTCGTAAATCATACGCACTGCCCCCAATTTATGCCGCGAGATTGCTCTGCGATTATAGGTACTTGCAGTGTCATGCAGTTCTCCATGATATGTTTGATCTCGCCTATTGCCTCTTGATGCTCTTTGCTTTCGTTGGCACTATGGCCTAACTCATCATGGCACGTGAGCTTAGGCACACCGACGATCTTCGTTGCACCGCTGCGATAGATGTCCCGCATCGCGGTCTTCATCAAGTCCGCTGCGCTGCCTTGCAGCAGTCCGTTCAATGCCTTGTGCGTGAATGCGCGTGAGACTCGCGGTCCGTATTCTTCGACTGCATCGTCGTACTGCATTGCCTTCTTACGCAGCGTGTTGAATTTAGGTTCCCACAACTCGAAGCGCACACGCCTGCCGCCGAAGGTCGTGATGAAGCCGCGTTCGTTCGCACGGTTCTTTGCACTGTTGTATGTGGCGCGCACGAACGGCACCGACTCGTGATAGTTCGTGATGATGTACTCGGACTCTTCGCGAGACAGGCCCAGGTATTCGATCAGCGTGTCGATGCCCATGCCATACACGAGCCCGAAGTTAATGTTCTTCACGGGCTTGCGCCATACCTTGCGGCGGGCCGGTGTGCTGATGTCCCAATGTGCAGCCGGTGCCACGAGATCGAGCGTCATCTCGTGGAAGTCCGTCGTTGGATCGTTGCGGTATTTCTCGCGCACCGCTTCGCCTGATGGTCCCCTGGCGTAGTGAGCCAGAAACCTGTACTCGATCTGGGACCAATCGTGACGCACCCACTGTTGTCCTTCTTCGGGGATGAACAGCGCACGCAGGCGCGGTCCCCACACTTCATCGCGTGAAGGAATGTTCTGTAGGTTCGGCAGGGACGAAGAGAAGCGGCCCGACACTGTGCCGTTCTCATCGCCTTTAAGCTGATGGAACAACGCATACACACGTCCGTTGATGTGTTTGTCAAGGATGTATGAACGAACGAACGTGTTGCGGTACTTCTGCAACTTGCGTCGGTGTCGCACAAGCTCACCCGCTGGATGGCCGATGCGCTCAAGCCATCCTTTGACGAATGACGGTCGACCATTCGCAGTCTTTGGATAGTCAACACCGGCAGCGTCAAACAGTTGCGCGAGATGCGTTGTGCTGATGTCCTTGTCTGGATCGAGGTTGTGCAGCAAGCCGCCTGAGATGCCGCGCAGGCGCATGTCAGCCTCAAGAATCCCGGCAGTGAGTTCGTCGTCTAGTTGCTTTGCATACTCGATGTCGACACGCACACCGGCTTGCCGCATCTGTACCATCATTGGGATGAGTTCTGTCTCTAGGTCGAACAGACCCATCATCAACTGTTGTTCTAGGATGATGCGTTGCTTCGCCCAGATACGCAACGGCAAGTCAACGTCACCTTCTGCATAGGGACCGACAAGACACGGCGGCGCGGCATAGATGTACGCTCGGTAATTCTCATCACCGTAGGCTTGCTCGATCCACTTCGCGAGGTCTGTCTTCTTCTTCGTCTCGCCGAGATACGATGTAGATAATGCGTCGAGGTTGTACGTGAAGCGGTTGCTATCGATCAACGCTTCTGCATGC